GAAGAATTGTGGGGGAACCCGCGGTCAATCAACCACTATCTAGGGGAGGCTATATCCCCCGGCCCCCTCTTATTCCAAGGAGACTACGCTGTCTTTGATGACGAGCTGAAGGGGTGGCTAGACAAGCCGCACGATAATACTGGCTCTTCTTTTTTATCTGGTGTAGCATACCCTATGTGGCAAAGCTTCCAGGCATATAAGGAAAGAGATCTGCCAATAGCAATTGACTTGGCAAACTACATCGATGCTCCTGATTGGAGGCACGCTTGCGTCACATGGTTAACACGGAGGCAGAATGGCAGCTAACGACAAACAAGAAGGCGGCGCTCACTATAAAGGGGAGCGCATTGAGCATTGGGACTTCGTCCTAATGCACGACATCCCGTACATGGAAGCCCAGGTTATCAAATATATGATGCGCTGGCGTAAGAAGAATGGGGTGGAAGACCTGCGTAAGGCGAAGCATTTCATTGACAAACTAATTGAGCATGAGCTCGAACAGCACACAGAAATACCTGTAGAAAAGACAGGGGACGTGCTGGCGCAGGAACATGCTGAAGCCAGGGATGCCCTGGAAAGTGTGAATGCTATGAACAGGTACATGAACCCCGATAGTGGGGTGCCACGAGGCAAAGGATATGTTGACCAAGACTAACACAGAGGTGACTTATGAAAACTATTATAGTGATGACGCTGGTAGTCTCCAGCGCAGTGACTGGGATCTACCAGCACACCCAATACCAGAGCTCTCTTACGGCTGCTCGTAAGGCCCTTCACGAAAGGGTTGCCCACGCTGGCCGACTCTACGGCGCGAAGCAGGAAGCCGCCTACTGGAAGGGTATGGCTGAGCGCATGACGCGTGAGGTGGAGTGCATCCCCCTAGTAGGCGGAAAGGAAAACCGTAGATTCAACAGACACGAGGACCCAAGCACCGTGGTCAATGACCCCGGCAGGTTCTGGTACTCGTAAGCATTCGTCCTAGGGCATGGGCGAAGGGACGCCACAAGCGTCCTACCTCTGTGGCGGAGTTGCCGGACCCGTTGACATGCTCATCCGGCTTATATTATGAAAGAATGGCAACGACAAAAATTATCTGACCTACTAGATCACGGGGTATTTCTTAACCGTCACGCGTGGTTATCCGGGACGGTTGGGGCACTTTTCATATTAACAGGGACGTGGTTGGAGCTTATCTGGTCTATGTATGCCGGAGGAATACTCCTTGCCGCCGGTGTCTGCATGATGTTCGCCACAGATATAATTCTGTGGTACGTTAAGTGGAGAAAGAAAACGTGGAAGTAAAACTGTTCGAAATAAGAGACGAAGGTACGTTCATGCCCGTCATGTGCATACGCCTGACCTCTACTACTGAGGAAGAACGCTACCTTCTTGCTCGTGCTGGATACGGTGTTGATTATATGAGTCAACGACAGTACATACAAATGATTAACCTTGCGGGAGGTAGCGGGCACTCATGCTGCGACCCTTACGAATGGCCCGGTGGGGCGACCACCCTGCCCGAAGCTCACAAGCATATCATCGAACACTGGGATGCTCTGGAGACTGGTGACGTCGTGGATGTTGAGTACGTCAACGGGCGTACCAGCGAGTCCAAAGTAAGCGAGCGCCTCACTACTCCATGAATACTATACAAGGACCGTGCGTGGTGAATTATGCGTTCTGTTTTATTTTCATACCTAAGTGTGCTTCCATGTCTTTAGCTCACGCATTGGTAGAACGTGGAGCACACCACGCAAACTTCAAAACAAACCCGGAGCTATTAGATCTGACTGTGGTGACTATGCTGCGTGACCCCATAGAAAAGTTCAAGTCAGCGTACAACTTTTCAGGCTGGTTGACAGATGCAAACATCAACAATGTCCCACACCCTATGGAGTGCATAGGTATGGAAGATGGGCACTTTGCTAGACAGTCATGGTTCTTAGAAGGCGTGCGCCCTGACATTTATGGAGATCTAAGTGCCGAGGATGGCATGGAAAAGTTCACCAGGAAACTCGGCCTGCCCTATCCTTTGCCGTGGAGGAACGCCGCATGGGAGGATAGGTTTGAGCAGCACCGCACTCCGGAGTTAGAAGCAGCAATAATAGAATACTATGCAGAAGACTACCTTCTGCGTAGTCTACGCCTGTAACCCTTTGTTTTAATTGGGGAATTTACTCAGACAGCCTGTGCCGTTCACACTTAGCACCCCTACCTATGCCCCTGGTACCCCCCCGAAGAACGCTCAGGGGGGCGTACAGGGCGTCGTTTTACTTCTTTTTGCCATCAGCCATGCGGCTACCGAACCACCACAGGACAGCGGACGTCGCTAGATATAAAACGGTGGCGACTATCTGCTCTTGCATGGTGGGCTTGTCAGGCCCGAGTGTGAAGTAAATAACCCCCATCAACACGACCAATGCCAGGGTCAAGAGGGGGCGCATCAGCCCACGCACCACATCTACGGCGACTATCCAACCGCTGTCCCCGGTGCTCCACCGTTGGCCTGCTTCTCGATAGCTGGCTTCCAGACCACGCCACGCTGCCTCTGCCTCCTTCCCCTCCTGCTTTTTCTCTTCGATAGCGAGAGCAACTTCGGCTTCCTTATCCATGTGCCTGAGTTCCATGTCCATGACCTTGAGTTCATGGCTTTGCTCCTGCTTCATGTTGAAGTATTTCAGACCACCGCTAATGACAGTACCAATCAAACCAGTGGCTCCGCCTGTCAGTAACCCTAGTATGATATCCACTACGCCACCTCCAATAAGAACGGTTGCTTTCCTAGATGTTTAAAGAACTTGCGGGTTGTCGTGCGACTGTTTAGAACAGCGGTGAAACCAGACAGAGCTCCCACTTTATTCCCGGGCAAGAGGCACCCCCTGGTATGTCTGGGGATGTTGCCGGGATGAATAAGTATATGGCTTCGTTTGGGCACGCCAGATACGAGGTAGACCCAACCGTACTTAGGGGAACGATGCCAAAAGCACTCGTATTCTCCAGGTGGTATGCAAGACTCATTAGGCTTGTTGTTTTTCCAGGGAGGCTCCATCGTATAGGCACGGAAGCCCTCTGCTACGAGGGCGCCGAGGCTGCACTCGTTATTCTGCAGGAATCTATTTAAGCGTACTTTCAATTCTTTGGAGTACCAAGTTCTGACGGCGTAACAGAACATCAAGTTGACGTTGCAGTTGTTTCAATATGGTGGCGTCGTTGGCGTATCCCTCCCCATTGAGAATACGCCCCTCTATAACATCCATCTTGTGTGTGACTTGGTAGATAGCAAAGTCAACGTCCTCTACCTGAGCTTGAAGCTGGACACTATCTATGCGCGTGTTGAGTTTCTCTGCTTCGCCGGCAATGGCCCCTGTGACAGTGAACCATGCGCCGAATGCCAGCGCCACGATTCCAGCTATGGCAGTGATAGCTGAGGCCGTGCCGTTCCACTTCACCTAGTGTTTTCCTCAGTTGCAAACCCTCCTCCCGGAAGATAGGCATCGATGCCGGTACGAAGTTCGTCAGCCAGCTTCTGCTGTCTCCTTAACTCCGCTCCATACTCAGCGCGGGGCCTTTGTTCCCTCCAAGGGTACTCAGGATCACCCCATTGCCCAGCATTTCTGTATGCCGCACGACCAGCAGAAGCATCTCCCATATCATAGTTTATTGAATCAGGGTTGAACTGCACACCTGTCTCTGGATACCGCTCATTGTAGCGTTCATTGAACCACTCCCAGTCTAGGTCATCTTCTTCTCTAGCCATTAGACTGCCTTGATTGCTGTCACTGTGTAGACGTTGACGGGGCGCGTCTCAATTCCAGTGCCACCGCCGACTGCTGGACCAGTAGGTTTCATTACTCCGTTGAAACCTCCACCACCAGACAACCCTCCACCTCCCACGACCCCCAAGTATAAATGAGTATGGGCGCCGATAGCACTAGCAAGAACATCTTCAGCCTGTCTCGTACCAGGGTTATCACCCGTAGTGCCGTCGCCTCGGTCAGTACGAATGCCTGCTTGTGGATCTACGCCTGCGCCCTGGTCCTGAGTACGTAGGAAGTTACCACGATAGTCAGGTACGTTAAAGTTGAGTCCTGCTCCACCATAGCTGTATCCCAGATAAGCATGGAGGTCGGGAAAGTCGGCAACAAGATGGCTAGTACCATCACAAACTAACCACTCCACTCCAGCTAACGGAGGGGCGAGGGGCCATTGCATGATGGCACCGACCGGAACATTGCCGGTGTTGTCGGGAGTCTGTCCACCCTCTCCGGTACCTCCTGGTCCACCGATGAAGTTGCCATCCTTGTCAATAGCGGCCATGACTGCACCAGCTTCATCCCGCCACTCGTGCATGTTTTCTGTCTGACCACCAGTACGTCGACGACTGCCAACTGTGGTGAAGTTGTTAGCGGTAGAGGTATCTACATCGAAGGCAGATACCTCACTGCCGTCGCCTTGCAATACCTCCACCCTGAGTTCATCAACGATGGTATCACGGCCGAAACGCCAGCGAGCAAAGTAATCAGGATCAGGTACGGTGCTGATGATATCGTGTTGAACATCAACAAAACTGCCGGTGTCATCATCGGTAAACTTGGTGAACTTAGATATAAACTCTGAGTTCTCCATGAACAATCGC